GTCAAATATAGTTTACCCATATATATAAGATAAATATTATTATGAAAATAAATCGTTTATTCCTATTTCAACTAATTGCACATTTATCTGTGATTCCAATGATTTACTATGGATCTGGGTATCATTATCTCATGGCATGGGTTGTTTTTTTCTTTACTGGCTCAATTGGTATGAGCGGAACATATCATCGTTTACTATCACACAAAAGTTACAATGCACCTCAATGGTGGATATACTTTGGAACACTTATGGGTACATTAGGTGGTACAGGTAGTTCAATTGCGTGGTGTTCGGTACACAGAGAACATCATCGCTTTACTGATACTGAACGTGATCCACATAGCCCAAGTTTTCATGCATGGTGGCAAATACAATTCTTTAGTATGTTTCATCGTCCAAGTCCCAAATATGCAGCTGATCTTTTACGTAGCAAATTTCATGTTAATATGCACAAATATTATTGGTTGGTTCATGCTATATACGGAACTATATGTTATATTATAGATCCTTTTGCAGTTATATATTTATGGTTATTCCCTAGTTTTGTCTTATGGCATGCGGGAAGTTTTATCAATACATTAAGTCATACATTAGGATGGCAAGATCATGCTACTAGAGATACTAGCACAAATCATTGGTTAACTGGGATCTTTGTTTGGGGAGAAGGATGGCACAATAATCATCATGCTAATCCGCAAAATTATAGATTTGGGGAAAAATGGTATCAGATAGATGTTACTGCTAGAGTAATTGAATTGCTTAGATTTAATTATGAAAAAACTAAATAAACATTTGTTTATAGGTTTCAAACCACTGTTTGTTTCTTTTTAAATATTCTTCACTGGTGTACAATTCACTATCAGTCATATTTAATATTTCATCTAGTGTATAGTCCAAGCTAAATGCAGCAAACCCAGACCATGCACTATCACTAAAATTATTGCTAATATACTGCCACATTTCTTTATTGGCTCGTTTAGCATCAAACCAAGTCATCTGATCATTTTCCCATGCTAAGGGTAATCTACGATTAGGAAAACGATACCCATACTTTTCTTCAGCATTCAAATCAAAATCGCTATACGCGGCTTCATTAGGATAAAACTTGGGGTTCGTTATCATCAATGCATTGGTTCGAATAGTGGGGATTTTGTTTTCTTTAGACCAACTAATCCATGACCACATGTCATCTAATGTATCGCCCGGTAATCCCGCAATAAAGTTCAACTGAGTTAATGTTTTGTTTTTACATATATCATGTACCCAATATGGAATAAAATCTCGTGCGTGTTTAGCCGACCAAGTTTTACCAATGATTTTTGCAGCTTTCATATTCATAGATTCTATACCAATGGTAGTGCCATGCATACCTGTACGATATAATTCTCGTGCAATATCTTGATAACGATATAACAAATCACCTCGACAATAAGTTGTGTATTTGATAGAGAAAGATAAACTATCTACCATTTTGCACCATTCTTCCATTTTATATACATCATCATTAAATGTATCGTCCATAAGAAGATAATTAGTAACTTGATATTTTTCGTAATTTTCTATTAATTCATCTTTAATTAGAGCAAAATCTCTAACATATTCCCCGCGTTTTTTTCCCAAATATTCAAACTTACAGTACTTACAACTAAAGATACATCCACGACCTATTTCTAACGGAAGTGTTTCGTTCTTTTGTATATAGTCAGTTGCGTGCCATTTGTGATTACAAGTTAAAATATCCCAGTGATCTACTCGTTTACGTGATATACCATTGTTCTTTAGTTTATCAGCTACTTCTAGTATTTTATTTTCAGCAAATCCATGAATGATAATATCAGGATTAAATTTATCTTTATAAAATTCAGGACTTGGTCCACCCAATAGCACTTTGCAATTATATTTTGATTTATATTCAGCTACGATTTCTTCAAGTGCTGTAGCTTTCTTTTGTGTTAGATTATTGCCAAAAAGAAAAGTAGTGCTGATACCTATAACAGTATGGTTATCAACAAACTGTTCTGTTATTTCTTTAAGTTCTAGATAATTAAAATGTGTGGCAAAATTAATAATTTGAACTGTATACCCTGCTTGTCGAAGCCGCCCAGCTATTTTACTTGGGCCAACAGATCGCCAAGTTTTTTGTGAGCTACCATTAGATTCTTCTGTTTCACCGCCCACACCTGTAAAAATTAAAAAATCTACTTTCATTACAATGATGCAAAATAGTCTTTTGTTTCTTGTGGTAATTTGTTGAACCAAGTAGTATTTGTATAGTCAAAACAAATGCGATGTAATAATCTATTTTCTATACCATCAAATTGTTCTCTTCTATGCATACCTGACCATTGACATGATAGTATAATTTCTCCAGAATCTGCCCAATGATGATGGTAAACAAATCTTTCTTGAGTACAGTAGTCAAACAATTTGTTTATGATAGGTATACTATCTTCAACACTAAGCCCCAAAATATGATGAGCTTGTAATTTAGGAACAAACAAACTTGTTTGATTACTTTCATTTGTAAAGATAATATCTCTAGCGGTGCTTTCATCAAAAATTTCTTGTGTATTAATAATATTATGGTAACCGCTATTAGTTTTATGAGATTGTCCACAAACTATTTTAAATTTGTTTTCTTTTAAATAATTTGCAAAATCCAAGTCTTCTTCTTGCAAAGTTTTCCATGCAAGAACATTATTAGTCCAACTAGTTCTACTTCCCAATGCACCTTTAATAGTTCTCAAGTATACAACTGTTTTTTTACCCTTATCTTGTGGACGATTATTATGCCAATCTAATACTTCAGCCACACCAAATAATCCAGGCATTCCATTTTTAGATTTCTCGCCGGTTACTCTTGCAATATGTTTATTTTCTTGATCAACGGCTGATCTATAAAGAGGGCGAACCTTTTTCATATAATCAAGCATGTCTAATTTGCCGATGTATTCGCAAAACTGTTTTTCTTCTTCAACTGTCATTGCATTAATTACATCTGAATTAGTAGCAACAACCATAGTATGTTTACTGATAAGGTAGGAAATCTCATCTGCATCTTCTTTAGTAGCGTTCCTAAAATCAAAATCATCTAAGATTATAGTCCAACCATTTTCATGTATATGATAATTTACCATTCTATTCCTTTAAATTAATTCTAAATCTTGTTGACCGTTTGTATCGACAATTAAATGAAGTCTGGGTTCTGTCCCATAATTTCCTACCCAATGTAGATGACCGCTATTGAAAAAATATATGCTTCCGTCAGCTGGCATGGTATATTCAGATACTTCTTCTTTTATTTTGCCACCAAATACTACACGATCATTAGTTATAATGGGTATATGATACCTAACAATATAGCTAGGATCATAATCTACATGTGGTTTAATTGAAAAGTCAGGCATTAAAACTGCTAATCGGACTCTACACACTGGGCTAGCAAACATATCAATTACTTGTTCGAATATATCTTTAACATGTTCATTTCTATAACCATAATTATGTTCATCTGCTTCTGGTAGATAATTTGTTGATGTTTGTAAACGTCTTTTATTTTTGCTAAACATGCTATTACTAGTAGCGGCAATTTGTTCGGTTGATGATACTAATTTATCAGGATCTATTTCAGTAAGATAAAGTTGCTTATATTTTTCACCTTGCATTTGTTGCATTTCTTCTTGTTCAGTAAAGAAATTCATTTTACTATAAGAATGAGCTTGTAAGAATGCACTATGTTTATCATTTTTTCCATATTGTACATCAGTGAACGAATCATAGTTTGTATACCCGTGACCCACACAGTAAGTTTGCAATCTAGAAAGATCGACTGTTTTTTTAATTTTACCAAATAGCGGTAATTGTTTACGTGTTAGCATAATCACTTGTGGGCCCAGAAACGATCATTGCATAATCTTTGTATTTTTCTACACTTCTTTTCATTAAGTCATGCAATCTAGGTATATCTAATTCATAATCTAATATTCCTAAAATAAGTTTTTGATATCCGAGAGTATAAAAGCTTCCATGTTTAGTTCTTAAATTATTCCAAACTAATGAATTTGTTTCTGGTAAACGCACTTCATAGTGAATTTGTGTTAGATCAGGTGTTTCATCTGGTTTAACATTAACAAACCCAAATGTAGGTTGGGGATTAGAGTCATGCATCATAATTCTAAATTGGCTTGGTCCATCAAACACAGTTTCTTGATCTCTGTGAAACATAACATCTGAGGTGCTATTCAAATACATCAAATAGTTAAATGATTTAAAAGGAAACAATTCAATTATTTGATCATAAAAGTCAGGGAATGTTTCTATAAAATCATTTCTTATATTAACTGTTCTAATTCTAGATGTTCTTTTAGCTAAAGCTGAAGTTCCGTGATAATAAACTTCTACTGTATTAAAGGGTATTTCTTTTAATGCAGGATTTAATGTGCTAATGTTAATCTTTTCTGATTTTTTACAAGTTTGATAAACCCACTCAACAATATCGGGTCGATCAATTCTAGGAATATCCAATGGCAAATAACAATATTCTTTCCAATCTTCTACTGATTTGGTTTCGTTATTGATAAAAACATTTCTATATTTAGAAAACAATATTTTTTCATCTTTGATTATTTTTTCTTTCATATGGCATCCGTAATAAGTTTATTTGTCATACTATTTAGCAGGATCTATAGTCTCATATACTAAAGTTCTGATAAAGTCTTTTGCCCAATCAGTGGTTAAGTCTAAGACCGCAACATATTGTTCACAATTAAATAATTCTTCCGTGCCCACAAAATCAAACTTTTGCCATAAATTCTCATGTGTATGATATTTGAATTTTTTTACAGCAATGTGATCTCTAAGTAAACGATAAGATCGAAAGTTATGTGAGTTCCATGACACTTTGTATTGTTTACATCGAAAATCATATGCTGATTTTATATGCCAAGGCAAATATACACTTGTCCAAAGTCCTACATGTTTATGATATTCTTCAGGATTTGTTGTTGCCCTATGAGCTAAACAAGTATCACCATTATCCATAATCAGTAATCCTTGATATGCAATAATAGTATCGTTGTTACAAAAAAAGCTAAAATTCCCATCAATCAATTTAACATCAAAACTATATTTTAAGGTATTATAGCCATCACCTTCTGTATCATAGTTAGATTTACTATCTTTGTGTTTACCTACAGTTCTAGATCCATGATCCCACCAATGGTCTAATGATTTTATAAGTTCTTTAGATTCTTTATATGGATAAGTTTCAACTTTTATAGTATATTCTGGCAGGTAGGTTGAGTAAGTTTTGAATGACATGGTTACTTATCAACAACTGCACCAACTAAATGTAATCTATGTTCTCCGGAACAATTTATGAAAGTGTGCGGCTTACGAGTATCTGTCCAATGTACATAGCCTGATTCTAAATGATGTAACCCTGTATCTTTAAATACAAAGTATGCATTTGAGTTTGTTATTAGTGGTATATGTATTCTAGCTGTTAGATCACTATGTATAGAATAACATTTATAACTACCAACCCACATTAATCTAGTTCTATATAAGTTATATTCTAGCATCAATTCTTCAAAAATCGTATTTTTAAATAAGTCATTAGTTAAAGAAAATTCTGTTTCATCTATTTTAGGTCTACTACCAACTGCACTTGCCCATTGATCTTCATCAGCTCGATATTGTAGCCCACATTGTTTACTACCGTCTATATTATACTGAGTCCAAACGATGTTGTCTACTAATGTGTTATAACATGCTAAGACAGGAGTAATATCTATACTATTAAGTGTTTTGACCATGTTTCATTTTATAATCTGCTACAGCCGCTTTGATTGCATCTTCAGCAAGAATTGAGCAATGTATTTTAACTGGGGGGAGTGCAAGATGTTGGGCGATCTCACTATTCGTAATAGACCCAGCTTCTGCCAATGTCTTACCTTTGACCCATTCTGTAACGAGTGATGAACTTGCAATTGCTGAACCGCAACCATAAGTTTTAAATTTAGCGTCTTCAATGATTCCCTCATCATTTACTTTTATCTGCAAACGCATAACATCACCGCAGGCAGGAGCACCAACCATACCAGTACCAATGTTATCATCGTCTTTTGAAAATGATCCGATATTGCGGGGATTTTCATAATGATCTAATACCAGTTGTGAGTATGCCATTAATTTGGCACCAATACTATTTTAGTTTGATTAGTTGCAGGATCAATCATTTCTTGCCAATGATATCCGTATGGAGGAGACTGTACAGTAGGTTGTTGAACGATAGGTTGTTGAACAATTACTTGTGGTTGTGTATATATGATTGGTGGCTCAACATAAACTGGTCTTGGGCGACTTAGTTCGTAAGCTATAACCCCACCAATAACAGCTGGGCCGACCCAACCGCCACCATAGCAACATCCGCCTCGATATCCATAATGGTTTCTAAAACCCTGTCCATGTGCTAAACTAGCAGGTAAACTAACTACAGATAACAAAAATACTACTAGTAATTTTTTCATACTTATCTCCAAAAGAATAACACAACCTTTAACTTATCAATATATTTTTGCAAATACTTTGCTTGAATAGATTTTGCGAACTCTGGTTGTGGAAAGTTCCATCCAATAAATGCACCGATAAAAATGTAAAATAATGTCTCTAACATATTTAAGACTCCTTGTTGTATATCTATTTAGTCTTGTGTACTATCTTTTACTAGTAACCAATTTAATTTCTTCAAATCATCAATGATTTCTATCGTTACGGTACCTTCTGGTACATATTTAGATGTTTCTGCATATTCAGCAAGTTGATCAGATGTAAATTTAGCTAATTCTTCCTCTGAGGCTGCATCAGGTTGTATACCAGAACAATACCATTCGATGTAATCACCCTTTTCTTGCATATCGGCAACAATCTCACCTGCATATCTCCAGCTACATGCCCATGTTTTTTCCTGTAATAAGGGCCATATATCATTTTTAATGAATTGATTGTTACACATAGCTGCATATAAATGTTGGGCATACACATTAGATGCTTTAACTTTATCGCATATCCATTTAGTGCTACGCAAGTCGTACTCCATGTTTTCTTTTTGCCATTCGGCCGTCAGTTCCTGTTTTCTGTCAGAGTCATTCATTCTATTATAGAAATCAATCATATCTTGTGCAGTTACTTTTTCATCCGCGGAAATCATAGGATTCTGTATTTTTTCTTTATATCTTTTTTGATGAGAAGTATTTCGTTCTAGACTAGAATTCATTTTAGGCATACTATATAATACACTAAAATTTATTTATTGTCAAGTAGTTTCCATCCAAGTATGATCACCCATATATTTAACTTGAGTTATGTAATCATAATCTTTGGGTTTATTTGTACTCCAATCATCAGGACCATGTGATGTTAGTATTGTTTTTTGTTTTCTTGTATCAAAGACTAACCAATAATATTGACCTAACACTACCTGAAATTGATACTCTGCGGCATAAACCATATCTGTTACATCAAGTCTTCGTTTAATTTCACCCGCTTGTTTTTGCAGTACTTGAACCAATTCCATTATCCTATCATATTCCTGCTGGGCATATATCCTAGCATGGTTAATCATTATGTCTTTTTGTTTAGTGACTGGCACTAAGTCAAACTGTGGTCCTCCCGCTTCAGTAGGATAGGGTGTTACGTTACGATTAAAAAAATGCACAAGACTATTGCCCATGGTTGAATCATAACTATCTCTGCCTTTTGCTGTGTTTGATTTATCATCCATTATATATTTTGTCCATTATCTTTTTTATCTACTTTTTTTTCTTTTTTGTTTTTTGAATAAAATATATGATTACCTATTCTAGCAACTTGTTTATAAGGCCAAAGTGGATCTACAGTTAGGTTATGAAAGAACAATGCAGATTTTGGTACGATATCAGTATAAGCATCATTGGCTAACACCTCATATGCAACTTGCAATGACCTTTGATATCTAGGGTCATTAATATTAGGCTTGGGTTTATTTTCACAAACCCAACTAAACTGGCATACTTTTACTTTATATGCTTCCATAGTTTCTTCATCGATTTTTGTTAATGAAGTAATTTGATATACTACATTGCAAGGTGTATTAGCGAATCCATATTTAATACGATTGATAACTACTCGTGCGACAGCAGCTTGACCATTTAATGTTTCATTACCTGCTTCGTAATATATAGTTTGTGCTAAACAATTTAATTGTTTTGCATCTACTTGTTTACTAACTACAGGTGGAGTTTCTTCTACCTGTTCTTTGATATGTATTTGATTTACACTAACTAACACTATAGTAGTTATAGTAAACCAAACTGCCAATATCTTTGTGATATATGCAGAAATATATTGCATAAATTATCCTTTCATGATATAGCTATTAGCTATACTTATTGTTTAAGATGTACTATCGTATAGCACTCTTTGACTACATGTCCCAACAGTCACAATTGCAGTCTGTTACATCTTTAATTGCTTGTTCAGGCATTAACACAGAAGGTAGCAATGTAGTAGATGTAGTGATTATGTCTACATTAGTTGGTATCAATGTAGTATGGGTTGATCCACCAAATGTACCCGGGGTTGTTGAGGTACCTGTTATTACTTGAACACTAGTAGAAATTATAGTTCCGGGGTTAGTAGTACCTGTAGTATTGGGATTAGTGTTACCTGTTTGTCCTGTTGTTGTAACAACAGGAGGGGCACTAACATTTAAAGTAACAGTAGAAGCAGTGGTGTTGCCCGTTGATGTTTTTGTTAAGTTTGCAGGTAACTTAACAATTTCTACCGTATTATCTAATTCGATTCCTGCAAGGCCTAATCTAAGTGCATTTCTTTCTTCTCGCATCGAACCAATAATACTATTGGCTCCTATGGTTGATAAATCACATATAGCCTCTATAACTTGTGCTGCTCCATATTGTTCTGTTTGCAAACTAAATTGTGTTATACTTTCCATAAAACTATATGTATTAAGTAGTGTAGTAGTTAACTCAGGTAATGTGGGTAATGCAGTTGTTCTTGCATTTTGTTCTTTAGTCAATCGTGTCCCAAATAAATTATATAGTGCAATTGCTTTTTTTGCTATTTCAGGATTTGCAGCTTCTATATTTCTTATTTCTTGATTGATTTGATTTATATAATTTTGAACAACACCATTCATACTCGGCCAACCGGGGCCTGGTGGTGGATCAATTGTTGCTGTAGGGATATTTGTACCAGCATATCCACGACCAAGAGGACCATCACGATTTGCCACATAAACTGTTGCAACTTTTCCGTAAGTTGTTAATACTTTTTGTATAGTAAGATTAATAGTTGAAGAGCCTGATCCTTCTTTACTAACTCCTCCTGCAGTTACTCCCCCTGAATTAATAATTCTAATAGTTGGGGCAGGAGCACCTTCTCGACCATAACCGCCACCTGGATTAGTAATAGTTAGACCAGTCACAAGATAATATTTATCCTTACCCAATGAAGGGTTATTGGGATCTTTTAGTAGCTCGAAAGTAGAATAAACAGGTGAAACTGTGGCTTGTTCCCATGTAACAGCCAAATATAAATTATAATATAGATTGGATAATCTGGGTGTTGCTAACTTATTGATATAACCTTCTAGTGTTTTCCAATCATAACTTACACCAGACATTGCACCAAAAAAATCACACATGGTATAACGGTCATGCTCTCCTGATCCTTTTGCTACTAGCTCTCTGGTGCTATTAGCCAGTGATTGATTTATTGGGGTATTTGTACCATTAACTCCCAAAGTGCTAACATTTTCTAAATTTGTAACTGCTTGACTGAATTTTTCAATATTAACTGATTGAATATTTTTTATTTGCATCATAGCTATACTAAATGCATCACATGCAATTGCGATATTATTAGGTACGATTCCAATCAATCGTGAACCAAAATCTTTTAATTTTTGAGCATCTACATCTGTGCCGTTGTATATTAGATAATATGTTTTACTGTTTGTTGGTCCTGGATTTGCATTGTACTTTGGTACACTAAGTGTTTTATAACTATTAGGGAATAACTTTTTAGGATTTAGTAAATCAGCAAGCGAATCTAAATTTTTTGTTTGACAATTTAACGGAAGCAATACATCTGCTAAATCAGTTTTTAATATAACACTAAATGCCCCGTATATATTTTTTTGTTGTGCTACTGTTGGTTTAACACCGCTAGCAATATTAATAATATCACTTGCACTCAATCCAGATGCTAGTAATGCTAAATTAACTGCTTTGGTTAACGCTTTATTTTTTTGTAAAGTTACAAGTAAGTTTTCTGGATTACCAAACTTAGATATAGTTGACAGATCAATTGCACGACCGCTAGCAATCAGGTCTTGTCCCCAAAAGAATGTACTTAAACTCACACCAGTTATATCTGCACTTATCAAATCATTCATATTACTATAAACACCATCTAAGTATGTAGGGCTAGCATTAAGTGCATCTATAAGTTTATTAGATATATCTTTGAATCCTGCAGTAATACAAAAGGTAGTTAAAAAATCGCTATAACTACCATTATTAATATAAAATTCATAACGAGCTTGTAGTGGCAGCAATCGTAACCAACCATAGCTACTATATTCACCAGTATAAGGTACAGCACTTGGATAAGGATTCAATGCAGCTGTTCTGGTGTATGTACTTGGCTTACCGTTACCTAATGCAGTTATAGATGAAGTACCGATATTGATTAAATTACTATATGTACCAGAATCTACTCGACTACCTAAGTGTATGAATGCATCACGAATAGTTTGATATAATGGATTTAAAACAGTATTATCAACTGTGGATCCTGGGGTGTAAGTAGCTAAATTATTACTTACACCCATATAGGTAGCAGTTTCTTTATTAATGGTTAAGCCGGTTCCTTGCAACAATGAGCCTAAACTATTTATATTTAACGGTGTATATTTTCCTGAACTACTCATGGTACAAAAACGTCTGGACTACCTTGCACAATATCATGACCGCAACTATTACCTGATCCAATACGTAATACAGGATCACCTTCAGCAAATACTGTGGGACTAGCCGAAGTTGTTGTTGCAGCATCATGGGGAGGATGAGGTTTACCAAATGGAGCATGACTAGTTATTGTACTAACATGCAGTCCTACTTTGATCCCGTTAGCTAATACAGTGGTAGCGCCACGCACTATAGCACCACCTGCTGAATTTTGATCACCTACCCTACTCAATTGTGTCATATTATCCTAATATAATTTTCTTTGTTTCTGGAACTTTGATTCCAGTTGTTGCTTCAATGTATTTCATTTTGATGCTATCTTCAGTTTCTGCATACATTGTAATACTATTAGTATTTAGTGTAACTGATTTTCCAGGTTCTGCTGTAAACATACTAGGAATCATTTGCATACCCTGTTGTCCTGGTGCAATTGATACCGGATCGCTTAGTGTTACAACTGATTCAGTATCAGTTGTGTTAAGCACTTTTGCAATCATTTCTTCACCTGAGTTTAGTTTAATTGTATAAACTTTATTAATTTCAAAATTCATTAAATACTTTCTGTTAATTTTTTCTTGAGTTCTGTAAACCCGCCCACTAGTTCTCCGTCTAAGAAAATTTGCGGTAATGTTCGGGCAGTTGGTACTGCTTCTAATAGTTGTTCTTTTGTCCAAGTACCGTGCATGATATTTCTTTCTTCATACTCGATCTCTTTTGATTCTAATAATGCCTTTGCTTGTACACAATAGGGACATTGATCTTTTGACCATACGATTGCTTTTTTCATAGTGTTGGCAACTCCTCATGATCTACATCAGAAGACATGACACCGATAACATAATTTGTTGATTCAGTTTCTTGTAATGCTGATTGTTTTTTATTGATATTAGTGTGTTTAGTAAACCATGGTATAGGACTATTTTTTGGATAATTTTCATTATACTTGATGCCAATTTCTTTTAGTCTACTAAACGCAGTATAATCAACAAAATCACTTAGTATATCTGCGTTCAATCCAATAACTACACCTTTACTGAATAGATATGTTGCCCATTCTTTTTCTTCACATATAACATCCATGTACATATCATAGACTTCACGTTCACATTGTTGCTTGGCTATAACAAATCTTGGGTCATCTTTGACTACATTGTTAATCAACCAAGCGGTCCATTCTGCATGTAGTAACTCATCTTGTAGGATCAAACTGATAATGTTTCCGTTACCAATATAAATCTTGTTCTCTACCATAGCAAGACTTGTTGCAAAACTTACCATAAAACGTAATGCTTCTAGTGCATAACTTGCATTAAGTGCTAGCCAAATACTATTGATATGTTCTTGCTCACCAACTTTGCTAGGATCTAATTCTTTCAAACAATTTAGTTGATGTAAGTCTTCATAGTATTTTCCTACGTTACTTGCCATTTCTACTATTTCTTTAGTATCATGTATCTTATTAAATTCTTCTTTGGGTACACCATACACATTACGAATGATATGACTATACGATTTTGAATGAATATTTGTTTCAAAGAAACTCCAATTGCTTACCAATGCTTCCAATTCAGGGATACTAATAACTGGACTAAACACTTGGTTAGGTGCACGACCTTGAATAGAATCTAGTGCAGTTTGTCTTAATAGATTGCTAGTAAAGATATGTTTAATAGCATCACTACTATCTTTGTGGTCAATTTTATCTTTGGTTAGAGATATTTCTTCTGGTACCCAAAAATAACCACGTGCTAATTCTTCAAATTTTGTAATCTTGGGATATTTAACTTCTTCAAACCTCTGAACTGTTACTGGGCCAGCTGGATCCAAAAACATTGTACGTGTTAGATAATTAGGTTGGTTACTTAGGTTGTATTGTGCTTTACTCATTTTTTTCTCTTTATAATTTACAGGCTAAACAGTCTTCATCGTCAAGTTCATTAGCTAATTCAGGTTTAATGAATGGAACAACGTTGTCAGTTAATATAGCTTTTGATCCCATTTTATTTATTAAACTATAATAAACTGTTTTCAATCCATACTTAGATGCCAGCATTAGATTTTTTGCAATTAGTGTTGCTGGGATTTTACCACTTTCATAATTAGCAGGATTATAAAATGTATTTGTACTGATGCTTTGATCAACATATACAGCCAATACAGCCGCTGTTTTCAAATAATCTATACAATCAGTTTGATCCCACAATAATTGATAACGATTACGCAATTTCTTATATTCTGGAACTACCTGAACAAATGATCCAGCTTTACTTTCTTTCACACTTATCAGTTCCATCGGAAGTTCAATTCCATTCGTACTATTCAACACTACACTACTAGATTCTACTGGTGCAATAGCCATTAGTGTAGCATTTCTAATTCCATATTGCAATAGATTTTGGCGAAGTCGTTCCCAATCTAAATTTGTGCTAGGTGTAAAATCTGTTAATTCATCAGCCCCTGCACTTCTACGTTCCCAGGGAAATATACCTTTACCATAATAGGTTTGTTCATTCAACAAGCAAGGACCACGTTCACTTGCCAATTCAACACTAGCTTCGGTCAAGTAATACGCTTGATGTTCCATCCAACGTTTAACTTCAGCCAATGCATCTGTATCTCCATATTTATAACTACGTTTTGCATGCCAATATGCCAAGTTAGTTATACCTACTCCTAAGGGTTCAAAATCTAAGTTAGCCAACTTGCTTTGTATACTTAAGAAATCTTGATATTGTAATAAGTTACTCAAACTACGTACTAATACTCTACATGCTTTACGCATATCTTGTGGATTTTTAAATGCACCCCAATTTATACTTCCGAGGGTACATAAAGCAATGCGGCCAGCATCATCTTCAATACGTTGAAAAGGTTTAGTTGGTAACAATATTTCTTGACAAAGATTTGATTGATAGATAGGATTAAGTTTAGTGTCAAATGGTCCTTGATTGATAACGTTATCAATATTAACAAGATAGATACGGCCAGTATCTGTCCGTTCTTTTAAGATACCATTCTTAAAAATCTCAACGGCGGGAAGAACTTTCTTTTTAATGCTACTGTCATTTTCATATTTTGTGTATAGCGTTTCAAATTCTTCAGTATCACGATAGTATGCTTCATATAAGTCTGGTACATCATGTGGATCAAACAATGTGATATTTTCATTATTTTTATATCTACGCCAAAACATCATGTTAACTACTACAGAGTAATCCATTTGACGAACACGGGTTTCTTCTGTACCTTGATTATTTTTTAGAACAATCAAATCTTCAAATTGATAATGCCATATGGGAAATGTAACTGTACAACTTGCATTGCGAATACCACCCTGTGAACACGATCTCAAGTCACCAAACCATTTCTTTAAGAAAGGTATCATACCTGTATGTTTAATTTCCCCATTGCGAATAGGTGCACCTAGTGGGCGAATACGGCCAATCTCTAATCCTATACCAGCACGTTTGCTAGCATATTTTGCCATCATCTCACCGGCAGCAAAAATACTATCAAGTGTGTCATCACTCGTAATAAGAACACAACTACTAAACTGTTTTGTAGTAGTACCTAGACCAGCAAGAACAGGGGTAGCAAGAGAAAAGTGACCTTCACTAGCACATTCATAGTATTCTTTAACTAATTTTAATCTTTTGTCTGTTGGTTCATTATGAAATGCCGTTGCAGCAGCGATGGCATAACGTACTTGCGGTGTCTCATATATTTGACCAGTAGCACGGTTCTGTACTAAGTACTTTTCGCATAATTGAGCGATAGCCGCGTATGTATAATTTTCGTCCTTGCTATGGTCTAAAAACAAATCAATAATATCCCATTCTGCTTTTGTATACCAATCTAATAGTTCACTGGTATACATACCTTCACTTATATTTTTTACCACAATATCATACAATGAGGGAGGTGTGTATGTACCATAAACTTCTTTACGCAACATGCTAACTTTTTGTCTACCTGCAACATATTGATAATTTACATTGTTAATATCTGTATTTTCATTTTCATCAATAAGATTCACCATTGCTTTCAATAGTAATTCATCTATTGTTTCTGTAGTGATACCGTCATGTAGTTCTATTTGTGCTTTAATTTCGATCATGCTAGGGCTTACATTATCTATACCCCTGCAATCGTGTGCCACTTGTCTTTGAATCTTTGAAATATCGAGAGGGACTGTTTCACCGCTTCGCTTAACTACATTAATGTTGCTCATTGTTTACCTATTATATTTTTTGTTTTAGATGGTTTATATCTATTGTGCGTTTGATTGTAAAATCAGTTAGTTTATTACTTATAACTGTATCTGGGTGGTAATTAAGTATATATTTTGCGTTATCTACCAAGACTAATAAACAATCGTCACCCAAATTATCAGATGCTTCTACTAATTTTATGTCATTTATTTGTAATAGAAGTAGAGTATAACACATCCCTAATGCTCTTGCAAGAGTACAATAGGAATTTTCTACCAAAAGATCCCATGGGCCCGGCCATGTTTCGTTGTCCAATATATGTAGATGACGATTAACCATTGGAGCTTGTTGCCACCATTTGTCAATCATTACACATTTAGTTTTTATATCGGTTTGTTCGATACTAGCTCTTAGATCATACCAAGATTGAAGTCTAGCATCGTAAGTTAATTGAAATACATTCATTACAATGTACTTATCACAAATAAAATGTGTATATTTTCTTATTGTGGGTTATCTATTGCAGATGGTTGATTTATTTCTTCAGCAGCTTGGGCACGCATTGCCAAATCTTTTTCAATTGCAGATACGATATGTTTTACTTCAGTATATGGCTTTGCACCAATATAGTTTAATATCATGTTAAACACTTGTCCCGAAAGTGTGATTGCGTTGTCGTTCATAAAATCTCCAGTAAGTAGTAGTATTATTTAGTACCTACTAGAGATTGAATATTTTATGTTTAAGGCGAAGCTAC